ATGCAAGGGATGCGGATTATACATTATATTTTGGCGTTCAGTCATTGCAAGAAGTTGGCCCCGCTGATTATCCGACAAGAATAAATAATGTACAGGTAACTCCCTCTGTTACTGCCGATCAAACTAAGCCGTCCGTTGGCATTTACAACAGGCAGAAATCGCTAACAACCCAAACCCATACAAAAGACCCTGTTTTACTTTTGCACGGCGATGAGCCAAATAACAAACGAACATCTCAAATATCAATAGGGTTGCCGCCGCCAACTATTCCGTCTGATAAATGGAAAAGATCTGGAATAACGGAAAGTGTAAGTTTGTTGCATGTAATTGCAAATAGTGAGTTAATAACCCACTCACAGCCATACCGTATTTTAGAGGCTGATTTTATTGGATTCGGTTTGATTGACATTAACACGCTTCTATCGGTTACATTTTTGCCCGGCAAATACATTTTCTTATCAGGACGGTTCGACTTAAAAAAAGACATAAGAAAATTAAGGTTTGCACAAGTTTTAACTGATCAAATACCGTTTACAGAAGAAGTAAGGGAAGATTACGGAACTGAAAAAGATAAAAATGGAGTAAGCGTAGGTACTCCGACGGGAGTTAATGCGCCATCTTCTGGCGGCGCTACGGTTGATTTAACAGGTTATGCGCTAATTGTTGACGTTCCAGTAAAGGCTGACGATTCAGAAACTCAAACAGGAACAAATGACGCTAAATTCATAACCCCATTAAAATTAAAAAATTGGTGGGTTAATATTAAAACTTTAGCCGCAACCATTTCTGGTCTATGGAATTTTACAACGCGGCCTACGTTTAATGGAGTTGGAATTGCTGAACTTGTTTCGCCTTCTTTTACGGGCGCACCATTGGCGCCAACGGCGGCAACTTCAGATAATACAACCCAAATAGCTACAACAGAATTTGTTAAAAATGTTCTTGATACCGTTATTCAAAATATCATTAGTTCGGCCGCTACCTTAACAATAACAACCACCGCACTTATAAGTTATTTTACGTTTACTGGCTCGATATCCACCTATACGGCCCCGCCTATTTCTGGAAATGATAAAAAAAGAATAGTTATCATAAATCAAGGGATAGGAATTATAACGCTAAATTCAAATACTGGAGGGAATGATCTTTGGGAAACAGGAGTATTAAGCAGCTCGTTAACTATAGCACCCGGCCAAACTTACTCAATTTACAACAATGGAATCAATTGGAGTGTCTTATCTTAAAATCATATAATCATGAAAAAACATCTATTAACGTTTGCTCTATTACTATTTTCATTAGTTTTAAATGCTCAGACAGCAAGTAAATTACTGCCCGTTCAAAATGTACCACTAGACATATCAGCGGCTAATTATGCGTTTACAATACCTCCTAATGATAATAGGATACTTGTAGCGAAAATGGATAGCTTAAAGCTTAAAACATTCAATATATTAGGGATTAATGATACAATAAAAAACATTGGCAACTCTAGATATTACTTATTGACAAATCCAAATGGATATATATCAAGCGTGCCAGCACAATCTTTCGCGTCATTAACAGGTAAGCCAACTACTTTATCCGGATATGGGATAACTGATGCTTATCCATTAACTGGCAACCCAAGCAACTTCTTAACCATTGCGCCAGTAACGACTGTGTTTGGTCGCGCGGGCGCTGTTGTTTCAGCTAATGGCGATTATAACACCTCTCAAGTAACAGAAAGCGTTAATCTTTACTATACAGCAGCAAGGTTTAATACGGCGTTTAGCGGCAAGAGCACAACTGATTTAGTAGAAGGCGCAAATCTTTATTTCACAACATCTAGATCAAGATTATCAATTTCAGCAGGGAATGAACTTAGTTACGATTCTGCTACAGGTATAATGAGAAAAACAAAGAGGACGGAGCCTTACAGCGGCACAACAAATGGAAGCGGGGTGTATGCTGTTACATTTTCCGTTGCTTATAGTGTCGCGCCAAATATCCAAGCCAATATTATTGGTGGTACGAACACGAACATCATAAAAATAACATCGGTAACAACAACTGGGTTTACGGTTACTGTAGTTAACAGGGTAGATGTTTTGGGATTATTGCCTACTTATTCAAATGTAAGCGGCGCTAATGTAGACGTGGCTATTTTTGAAAAATAAAATACTTATATTTACGACATGAACCTGTTAAATGGAACCGCATATCTGATTTTTGTAGACACCACAACGCCTTTAACGGCTGAACGTGGGTTAGATTATCGCCCTATAGTTTGCGGCGTATCAAACGGTTTCGGAATGGATATAGAATCCGTAAGCACGAGAAATAAATGCGATGGCGGTTACGATCAATCTAAAGGCGGCTATCTTTCATGGTCGTTTGATATGGATGGTTTTGCTATAGGCTTAAAGACGGCAGACCAAATAGCGAAAGCAAACTTTCAAGAAATAGCCTTGCTTGCTTTAAATAAAACTGAATTTTGGGCCAAAATGGAAGATTTGGAAACAACGATAACAAGAGAGGGTAAAGTTAGAATTACGCAATACAGGGAAACGGCCGACTTGGATAGCCCTTATTCATTTACTGCCAATTTTATAGGTATTGGCAAGCCGATTTTAGAAAGCAATATATTCAAACAAGTTCTTGCAACAGACAATACAGGTTCTGTTTTAGTTACAGATGGAAATAATAATTTAATAGATACAAAAAATGGCAATTGATCCAAATACCGTAGAGACAACAGATTATTCTAGGTTAGATACACTAAATCTGGCGTTGACTAATTATTTTGCTCATTCGCTTCCTAATGGAAGGCTTTATAAAAATACCATTAACGGATTAGCGACTTTTATGGCTCCTTTTGTTTCATCAATAGGAGCATCTGGATATGTCTTGGTTACTGGCAACACTTTGCCTGACCCTGTTTTGGATTCTGGATTTACAATTGTTGAAGCAGGAACTTATACCCAAACTGGGGAAAGCTCTTTAGTGGTTGACGGGAACTTAAATATATTATCATGGAACGGCACAACTTGGTCAGTAGCTTATGAAATAAATTTGGATTTGTCTGAGTATGCTAAGAATGCAGATTTCATTACCGTTAAGAATTTGGTTCAAAGTCTTCCGCCAAGCAATATAAAAGAGGCTGCAGGAGAGGGAGTATCTGGATATACAGGAGAAAATTATGCTAGTGTATTTCCGTATGACGGGTATATATCCCTAACAGGAGAAGTTGAATCTGGCGCAACATATAGGCATACAGAAAGAATTGGCATACCCTACGGAGTTACTACGCTTAAGGTGGCTTTTGCTTCAAGTTTGGCTGTTGCTTTTTATGACAATTACGGGGAATTTATATCTACACTAGGGGATAGCGAAAATGTGTTTGATAAAGAAATAACCATACCAGCAGGATCAAAATCAGTTGTATATATGACGCCTGCTCAATACATAACAGGAGGTTCTGATTTCGATGATCATCCTGCATATTTAAAGTTTAAAACATACGCTAAATATTCTTTGCCGTGGTTAACAGTTAAGCCAGGTAATATTGTTGATGTTGAAGAATCTGATCTTTTTTTTGCTAAAATAGACGAAACAAATGTGGCCAGTACCTTCCCTAATTCTGGCTATATTGATGAAGATGGAGTTCCTCAGGCGGCTGGAACGTACAAATATACCGACAAAATAGAGCTAAACGGCGCGATCAAAGTTAAGTTAAGTTTCTCTTCGACGCTTTCGATTGCTTTTTATGATAGCTCAAATGTGTTCATATCCACACTAGGATCTGCGGGTAATTATTTTGACTATACAATAAATATACCTGAGAATGCGGATAAGATGGCAATCAATATGCCAACATCATACTTGCCCGGTGGCGTTGATTATGATGCGCATCCCGCGTATGCAAATTTATTATATTCTTCTCCAAAATACATCATTCCGTGGCTAATGGTTGAGCCTGAAATAAATGGACTTCTTTGGACTTCATTAGGAGACAGCATAACATTTCAAGGGCAATGGCAGCCACGCGTAATAGAAAGGACTGGACTTGTGCATACGAATTGCGGCGTTAATTCTTCTCAGCTTGCAGGGGCGTCATTCCCGTCAAATCCTAGATTTTGGGAATCAAGCCGGTTAAATGCGGTTAAAGCATCCAATCCAGATATACTAACAATATTGGGGGGGGCCAACGATTTAGTTGGAGAAATACCTATCGGCAGTGATTCTGAATATATTGATAAGACTGTTACCACATTTAAAGGATCATATAGTTACATCATAGACAACCTTCTTACATGGAAACCTTCTCTAAAAATAATAATATTAACTACTACATGGGCATGGAATGATGGGGTGACGCTTGCTCCAGCTTCGGGGCTTAGATATACAAATTACGCCAATGCTTCCAAAGAAGTTGCGGCATACTTTGGACTGAAGTGTGTAGATTTACACTCTAACGCAAATTTTAACGCCTACACGGAGGCTATATATTTTCCTGATCATATACACCCAAACGCAGAAGGCGGCAAGAGAATTGGAGAATGTGTTGTTGGAGTTTTAAAAGACCTTATTGTTTAATTAAATTAACTTATACAATAAAATAAAAATCATGGAAGAAAAAGAAGAACAATTTTTTGAAGGTCAATGCAACAAGGATAGTGATTGCACGACAGGTTTCGTATGCGTAAATGGTAAATGCGTACCCGACATCGGCAATACTACCAAAACAGAAGATGAAGATAGCGATATCTAGTCTTTTGCTTATAATGCACATAGCTACATTATGTTACTTCTTATCGCTTGATTATAGCTATTTGAGTGAGCATAAGGCTGTGCGCATTATATTTTTTATCTGTCCTGTATTTATTTTACCGTCCCTAAATAACGAATTAAGGGCGGAAAATGATAGCAAATGGCAGTTACTTATTTATTCTTTACATAATCTATTTTCGCTCTTAATAGGTTCGGTATACTTTTTGTACTACACAGGTGTAATTTGGTGGACTACAAAACACAGTATATTTATTGGCAGCGTAATATTTTTTGTTATATTTATATCAATTTACTTTAATCTATTACGCTACGGTTTTTTAAAACGTAGGAAATGAGAAAATACACGATGGCATTAGAAAATGAAAGCGAAAGGTGGCTAGACCTTGCTAAAATTATTGCAGCTTGCGCTGGTCCCTTTTTTCTTATCCAAACATGGATTAAAAACCACTTTAAAGACAAGGCGCAAGAGCGAGATGCGGCCATGCAGGTTCTAATAAATCAGGCTATTGACAATCGTGTTACTCCAGATATCAAAAGACTTACAGAAAGCATTGATAAGCTTAACGGAGCTATAACAGATTTAAAGATTAGGGCGAATAAGTAACGATTTCATTACAATACGAATAATCACAAAATAACTTCTACATTTGAATATGTTTAACATTGGAACAAAAGGCATTTTCAGTAACAAGGTTATTATAATTGCCACAACGATATTTAGTTTAGCAGTTTTTGCATTAATTACATTCGCTACATTTAATTAAAATATTGGTCGTCCTGGCTGATTTTTCATAATTTTGTTTTGTTTTGTTTTAGGTTTTAAAGGCTGTCGTGAGATAGCCTTTTTTATTTACCAATATTTTATTTAACTTTACTATTATGAATATTTCGCAAAAAGGAATTAACTTCATTAAGAACGAGGAAGAATTTAGGAGTAAGCCTTATTTAGATTCAGTTGGCGTGCCGACCATCGGTTATGGCTCAACTGTTTATATGAATGGGAAATCAGTTACTTTAAAAGATAAACAGATTAACGAAGCAGAAGCAACCGAGCTACTTAATCACAAACTACAATCTCGCTACGTTCCTGCTGTTAAATCTGGCTTAAAGGTAAATGTTACGCAAAATCAATTTGACGCGATTACATCGTTTATATACAACGTTGGCCCTGGCGGAACTTCATCGACTTTGTTTAAGAAAATAAACGCAGGAATTAAAGATCCATCCACAATAAAATACTGGTTTGGCGTTTGGAATAAAGGAACAATAAACGGCAAGAAAGTTGAATTAAAAGGATTGACTAATCGCAGGTCAAGAGAGGCAAATCTATTTTTATCATAATTATGAAACTAAGAAAATACTTTTATTCGGTTTGTTTAGGAATTGGGTTAAACATGTTAATTCCTGAACACGCTCAGTTTGGCTGCATGGAGCAGGAAAAATCAAAATATTATAAGTAATGGGTAAAGTACATTTAAATAAAACAGGGACGCTGAACTGGCGCGACTTATTGAAGGGCGGTATTCTTGCGGCAATATCTCCAGCATTCACGATTTTAATCCAATCTTTACAGGCCGGTGATTTCCAGGTAAATTGGAAAAGCATTTTAAATGTGGCTATTATTGCCTTTTTAACCTACCTATCTAAGAACCTATTTGGTCCTGCTTCAGTAACTACTGTTTATAACACAAACGATAAAGCTGAAAAAGTTGTGGTTGATATAAATAAAAGCAATGGATAGGCCAACAGCTATTTGTATTGGCATTACTTTAATTTTAACAGTAGGCTTTGTGATAGCCGGAATATTGATATTTAAACCATTTTAACATGCGCAGACGTAGAATTGATTTACTCACAGACGATTTAAAAGAATCGCTTAAATCAGAGGCTAAAGGCTTTTTCGGAACAATTATAAAGCTGTTCCTTTCAAAAATCGTAGAGATCATTATTTCGGCCTTGTTAAAGAAAAATTGGGTTGATGTGACAGACGATTGGGATATTAATGCGTAATTCTTAATACGGCAAATTAGCCATAATTAAAAACCCCCGGCAAATGTCGAGGGTTTTTAGTTTAATATTCTTTACATTTTTGATAAATATTTTTAATTGTATCTGTATAATCTGATGTATAATTAATCAAATCTTCGGAATAATATCCAGTAAGAGAATAGCCAGTCTTTAAATTTTTAATGTCGATGACTTTAACAGATTCGCACAATGAAAAATCAAGACCTTTCTTAATGCACAAAATTAAAATTTTTGGTATTAAATCGATTGCCTCTTTAATTTCCTTATCCTTTGCTATTTTTTCAGCTTTTACTACTCTTCAAATATGCAATACAACTGAATTACTATTAATCCACTAAGAAACAACAAATGATTATCTCGCTCGCTTATTGCCTCTAAAATACCAACTAAAACACCCCAAAAAAAATGTAATTAATAATGCTTTTAAAATTTGGCTTATAACTTTCATATCTTAATTAATTTTAACGCCCCTGTTTGTTCTTTTTCCGCGCTCAGTAAAATAGCTTCCTTCTGTTTCGCAGGAGTACAGCAATACAGTAATAGCGTGGTTGGCCTTTTCTTTGAGCTTTATTTCGCCATTTAGTATGTTTTGGCGTTGGTTTAAGGTTAGTTTCATTATTCGCCAACGTTAAATTGAGTAATGGTTATCGTATCACCAACTTTTGCGCTGTAATAATAAGATCCTGTAACGTTTTCATAGCCGTCAGAATAATAAAGGCTATATGTTTTCGATCCGTATTTATCGAATGACATATCTTTACCTATTACAGTCTTTTTTACATGCTTAGTTTGACAGGCAAATAAAAATAATACTGGTATTAATAATAATTTTCTCATAATTACTTTTTAGCTAACTCCAGTTTAATTAAATTGTTCAAAAAGCCATTAAATGACCTATCTGATTTCTTAGCCAGTTTTTCGGCTTTGTCTTTAACATCTTTATCAATCCTTAATAAAAATGTAGCTTCATTTTCGTTTGAATCAGAGCAATTTTTATTTTTATTAAAAAGGTTAAATCCTTTTTTTTCAAAATACTTAATCCATTTAACCTCGATTACACTTGACACATCTTGATTGCACTGTTCAATGATATTGAAAACAGGCATCATTCCTGATTCTATTATCTCTTTTATTTTAATTCTTGTTTGCTCGTTGTGAGAATTATTTACATGAGATTTTTCCCTGGCCTTAAAATTCCTAGTTTTTCCAATGTAAAAAACATCCCCATCCAAAGGGCTTGATATAGAATATATAAAACAATCCATGGCTATTTTATTATTGAGTAAACAGTTGGTGGTGTCATTCGATAAGATTTGCAAATTCCAGCAATAACAGCCGAGCTCATTGCGCCTTCTTGCAACATTTCATTGTTATATCTTTCTTTAATGCGCTGATTACGTTCTAAACGCTTTCGCTTGTTTTCAGTAAATTTATCCATATCCAAATGTAAGAATAATATTTAAATAAACCGTAAAATAAATTATAAAATATTTTATTAAATAAATTTGCAATTATAAAAACTATTCATACCTTTACATCATCAAGCAGCAATAGGGTTGTTTGTTAAATTGCAGGAATAATGATTATCATAACAAACTTAAACAGAACTAAATTTTCAATTGGAAAAGAATCTGATATCGAAAAAGCCATAGATATTGATAGCGGTGTTATTTCTCCTTGCATGGGGCTGCCTAAAAAGTATTGGTACGAAGAATGTACGATTTTAATTATAAAATAATTACCGTTACTGCAGTTGCGGTAATACCAGAGCGACACTCTCAGGGGTTCGCTCTTTAGGTGGTAAAAAACAATAAACAAAATGAACTCAGAAAAAATAAACAAACTTAAAGATCTTCAAAGCGTAAGGCCTTTGGTTATCGAAGAACCTAAATTAACTGTAGAAGATTTCGGCATCGAACAGGAGCCAGGAAAAGAAACGAAAATACACATCAATCTTACTAATGGATCACGCGTAACTGTTGGCTCTCTTGAATTAAGAGAGTACGATGATTTCACAGAAGATTTCGATATGCGGTTAACTAATCCAAGTTATTATCATGGCGAATTGATGGAACTATGCCAAACGTATTTAAACGAGGCTGAGGACTTTAAAATTGAAAAGGAAGATGAATAATCACAGATCAATACAATCAACAGTAATTCCGCCAAAACGATTAAGCTTTAATCAGTGGGCGATATATATCAGAAAACAAGTAAGCAAAAATAAATAACCCCTTAAACAAACTTAAAATGAAAACAGAACCTAATCAATCAGCTTTTGGATATGGATTTACTACAGCTAATGGGGAATCGCATGTAAATGAATCTGGCTTATCTAAAAGAGAATATTTTGCTGCTAAAGCTATGGAAGCATTTTGTAATGCCGAACCCAACGCAAGTAGCGAAAGCATGGCTAGGTGGTCGGTAGAGGCCGCAGATTCGCTAATTAAAGAACTAAATAAAGAATCATAACCATGAAAACCCACAAACTCGATCAAAAAGAAAAATACCCGAAATTTCACAAATGGGTTTCGGCTGAAAAAATTAACGTGTATTCGACTGAGGCTATCAACATATGCGACAAAATAGAATTAAAATACGAAACATTGACCGTTACGAAAGCTTCATCTAGCAAGCCTAACGAAGAATACGCAATAGTAAAAACAATGTTTTATGAACTTGAAATTATAAGGTGATGAAAAATATATTAGAAAATAAAACAAAGTTCTTTGCACAATATTGGGGGCAAGAGGTATTAACTTTGGGAACAAACGATAATTACCCAATTATTAAAAGTTGGATTAGTTGTTTAATGGAAGATTCAGAGGCTAATGGTGATTACAAACAATTACTTAAACTAAAGCCTATTTCATCAATAACAGATGAAGATGCTTTACAATTATCCGAATTTATAGGGTATAGAAGAGCCATGAAATTTGATATGCGAAAAAAAGCAAAGATGATTGTATTAGCAAAAGAATACCTAGAAAAATATGCGCCAGTAATTAGCGCTGGAGATTACCTACGCTCAAAAGGCTACGCACTTCCTTACATGGGATTAAGCGTTGAAAAGCAAGTAGAATACGGATGGATTAAATTATCATGACACACCCCAATCCGATAACCGACACGATCCGCATTAGGATTGCAACAATTTACATTTTACTCACAATTTTAGCAATAGCAACATGAAAACAGCGGAAGAAATATTAAAAGAAAATCATTCAATCATAAAGGCCATGAAAATTTACGCAAACCAAAAGATTGATGAAGCTTCGGATTGCTATGAATATGATATAAATGAGGGAAAGTTTATTTTAAATAAACAATTAATTTTAAGCCTAAAAGACGAATTATGAAAACTAAAAACACACATGGTTGCTTTGACCATACAAATGATAGCGACCAAAAAGCGTTATTTATAGCGCATTTCTTTGCAGGACTAGTAATATTTATCGGCCTTGCTGCTCTGCTCGTTGTAGCGCTTTATTTCAAGCAGCTCAACGACCAGGATAAAAGAACTGAGTATATTAATGAACTACATAGCGAATTGAAATGAAAATATTAAACCTTTACGCATGCCTTGGCGGGAATAGATATAAATGGGGTGATGAACACGAAGTAACAGCTGTGGAATTAGATCCTGAGTTAGCAAAATTATACCAAGAAAGATTTCCTAATGACACAGTAATTGTTCATGATGCACATCAATATTTACTAGATCATTACAAGGAGTTCGATTTTATTTGGTCATCTCCACCTTGTCCTAGTCATTCTCGCGCGAGATATTGGAATAGCTCAAATTACGATACAACAACAGAAGCTATTTATCCTGACATGAAGCTATATGAAGAAATACTTTTTCTTCAGCATTATTACAGAACTGGTAAATTTGTCGTTGAAAATGTAATACCTTACTACGAGCCTTTAATACCAGCGATAAAAAGGGATAGACATTTATACTGGACTAACTTTAAACTACCATCTGTTTTAAGTACAAGAAATATAAGCGGGATTGTTTCTTCAGCAAAGAATGAATTAAAATTATTATCAAGCATACATGATTATGATTTTAGCCAATATAAAGGCAAACAGCCAATGTTAAAGATAGCTAGGAATTTAGTTGATTACGAAGCTGGAAGAACAATATTAAATGTAGCTATGGGGGTAATTGAAAGCCAAAATGTTAATCAATCATTACTTTTCTAACTGTAACAAGTCAGATACAAATTAGCTTATCAAATCAAACCTCCTTATCTTTGACTATGGTTAGCCTCGGAAACTTAACCACTCACACTTAAAGCCTTTTCAATGTTTGCCACTCCGAGGCGGTAAATGTTTTAGAGGCTTTTTTAATTTAAAACAAAATGGAAAGATTAAACCTTAAAAAGAATTTTAACATAGCATCTACAGTGATTAACGATAATGTTAGAGTTTCAACAGCAGCTATTTTTTACGATGAAATTTGGGGCGAAAGATTCCAATTCGAAACTTTCATATTTAAAAAAGAAGGTAGGTCGATTATGAAGATACATTTAGTTTCAGAAAATCAAAAAGGTATAGATTACTGCTTATCATTTCACAATAAAACAGTCTCGTTAATAAAATCAAAACTTAAATAAAATGACAAAGGAAACTTTAGCATACATCGACAGCCGAATTAAGGCAATTACAGAACTTGAAATACAAGCTTTGGCAGATGACAACAAAAAGGAATCAGCCAAACTGAACGCCATTAAAATTGAGCTGATCGACATGAAAATATTCGTATGCGATCAGGCACTGAAAGAAATTAAATCACAGTTAAATGTTTTATCATAATGAGTAGATTAGATAAAGAAAGGCAAACTCAATTAGAGCCTAAAAGAATGGTTTACGCTAAAGAAAAAATACAGGAAATGGGTTATGAAATTCAATGTGAAGATGAAAACAGGTTAATGTTTTTATTTAAAGGCAATAAGATTGAGTTTTTCCCTTATTCAGGTTGGTATTCTGGTAAAGGAATTTCATCCGGAAGGGGATTAGTTAATCTTTTAAACAAAATAAAATGTCCTTAGAAATCCAAAACGATTTACGGAAGATCGAGCGAACTTTTGAGATCCTTAACCATTTGGCTAAAATTGAATATCAAACCGAAATAGGTAGCGAAATTAAAAATACTTTAGATGAATCGTTAACTGAAATTATCAGGCCGTTTCTTCTAGAAAAACACAAACAATTAAAATCAAAATTATAATGTCAGAAAACACAGAATTAGAAGTAATGCAAATATCAGGAAACGATATAGCATTTTTACAGGAAAAAGCGCAGGTTGATGTTCAAATTTCAACAGCTAAGGCCTTTCCGAGAAATTTAAAGCGGTCACTAGAGAATGCAATCGTAACAGCAACAATCGACAGGGAAACCGCTTCAACTTGCACTTACTCGGTGCCGCGAGGAGGCAAATCCATTACGGGGCCATCTGTTCACCTCGCTAAGATATTAGCGCAATGCTGGGGCAACATGCGTATTGAAGCAAAAGTTATTGAGGTTGGCGATAAACACGTAACCAGCCAGGCTGTTGCTTTTGACCTTGAAAATAATGTGGCTATTAAGGTTGAAGTTAAGCGATCAATAATGACAAGATCGGGCCGTATGAATGATGATATGATTGTTGTTACGGGCAATGCAGGCAATTCTATAGCGCTACGCAACGCGGTTTTATCTGTTATCCCTAAAGCTATTGTCGATAAGGTTTATAATTCAGCAAAGCAAACTATTACCGGCGATATTTCAGACCAAACTAAGCTACTTAAAAGGCGTAAACAGGTTATGGATGGATTAATGTCAACGTACACTTTAACCGAAAAAGAAGTTTTATCTGCTATTGGAAAAGCTGCAGTTGATCACATTACACCGGATGATTTAGTGGTATTGATTGGAATTGGACAGGCAATTAAGGATGGTGATACAACAGTTGAGGCTGCATTTAAAGGTAAAAAAGATGAAGTAATAGCAAAAACACCAGAACAAATCGAAAACGAGCGTATGGTTATTTTGATTAATGATGCAGTTACAAAAGAAGATTTAGCCAAACTCGAAAAAGACGTTAAGCCAGAATTATTGGATCTATTTAACCAAAAGAAAGATGGATTACAATAAAATATTTGAAAAACATTTATTCCGGGCTAGTAGCCTGGGATATTTAATGGCTGAAGGCAAAGAAAAATCAAATCTTGAAAAATGGCAGGATGCTGCAAATAATTATCAAAAGTTATTAAATGAGTTTAACTTAATGCCTAAATTTAATAAGGATGGCGTAACCGTTTCTAAAAACTATTTAAATAAGGCTGATAAGCTTAAAGAAGCATCAGCATTAGAAGCAGAGCTCTTTACCAATAAGGATAAAATAACGCTTTCAGATGCTGCGAAAACTCATTTGATGGATGTTTATATTTTTCTAACTACTGGACGTAAAGGCGACATTGAAAACCGGTATGTGCGCAAGGGCAATATGGTAGAAGATGAATCAATTACACTTTATTCCAGGGTTAAAAAAATGTTCTTTAAAAAGAATGAGCAACATTTACATAACCTCTGGATTAAAGGCACCCCTGATATTTTTGAGGGAGAATCAATACATACAGCAACCCGATTGCCAGACATTAAATCTTCTTGGAGTTTACGAACATTTTACCAAACATTTAAACGGAAACTAAACCCTATTTATTTTTGGCAAATAATCGCTTATATGTGGCTAACGGGCGCACGGTCGGGAAGTGTAGCCTACTGCTTAGTTGACACGCCAGAGAGCTTAATTCAAAGCGAGATCGATAGAATTTGGTATAAGATGGGTAAGCCTTTAACGGAATCGCCTTTATTCTTAAAAGCTTGCGAAGAAATACGGGCCGAAATGACCTATTCGGATATTCCAGTTAAAAAACGATTGCTTGAATATGAAATAGAATGGAAAGACGAATACATAGATAATATTAAAAAGTACGTTGAGGCTGGTCGAGAATACCTAATAGAAATACATCGAGACTTAGAATTAAAACAATCATAACATTCAAATAGCTTCTTAACGAGGCTATTTTTTTTTAAAGGCATGTTGTGTAACGTAAATATTACTTGTATGTTTGTTTGTAATTGTTTACATTTGAATAATCAAAAACATAAAATTATGGTAGAAAAATTATTAAGCATGAAAATCGGCGAAACGTCATCAGATTGGGATGTTAAAAACGATTACGACAATTTAATTTCAACTAAATCGAGATTAAAAAGAAATGGAAAAGGCGAATGGATTTCAACTTTGGGATTTGATGGCCCCGGAACATTACTGGTTAAACGCATAAAATAATGTCAGGCCGTAACTATTATTATTCGGAGAAAGAAAAGCAATACGTTTTTAGAAATTTCAATAAAAAGACTAAACATGAAATAGCTTTTTATCTTAATCGATCTTACAACTCCGTTAAGTCTTTCATGTACCTGAACGGCTTAAAATCGGTCGAAATGGAAAAGAAAAGACGTAGCCAGTTGGTAGGAACAATCAGATTTAAAAAGAGATGCACAATCGAAAGAGAATTGATGTTGATAGAAAAGGAAAATCAGAAATTTAGGCTTTCATTTCCTGATGTTTACAAAAGAATAGAGCATCAAAAAGAAGTGGCGTCAGATGAATTGAAGGCCTTAAATCAATTTAATTACTCTGGCCTTATGTACGAATCTTATTTAAGCAGAATCAATTTATTATCAAAAATCATAAACACTTAAGCAATGGCAACTAAAAAATTATTATCAACAACCCTAAACGAACGCACCGAATCAATCGAGTACCGCGCAATTCGTAAACAATTAATGATCCAAGCTCAAAATCGTAAATCAGAGTTTTTAGTATTAAAAGCTAAAATGAATGATCACGCAATTACTCAGCTTCAAAACGAGGGGATAACAGTTAAACTAATCACAGACAATGGATGGGAAAAATACCTTTTGGCGTGGTAATATGCCGCAATTAGAACTAGACATTTTTAACTTAAACAAAATTATGAAATTCACTATCCAGCAAAAAGAATTATTATCAGCCCTTTCGATCTGCACTAAAGGCATCAAAACGTCAATTACTAACCCGGTATTGGAATGCTTTAAATTATCGTTAAGCGAAAAACAATGCACAATTACAGGGTCATGTAGCGAACTGTACATAGTCAAAACAATTCCTGTAATTAAATCAGAATATAACAAAGATATTTGTGTTAACAGCAAAAAACTGCTAGACTACATTAAAACTTTGTCAGATCAGGAATTGAATTTCGAGATTAAACCAATTGATAAAGGCTATTTGGTTGTTCTTAAAACCTCATCCGGTAAAATTCAATTGCCGGGGGAAGAAACGGAAAACTACCCGCAAACTCCAATTATCGAAAGCCATAAAATCGAAATTGATTCTGCAGTTTTAAATCGAGCCATTTCAAAAACTACATTTGCGTGCTCACCTGATTCGAGCATGGTTTATTCATCTGCGCTGGTTGAATTTGGAAACGGCATTAATATTGTCGGCACCGATGCAAAAACAATAGCGGTTCAAAATGTATTCGAAAACACAATCAATTTGCAAAATTGCTTAGTTAGGCCTTTTATCCTGAATACAATTTCGTCTTTAGGTTTTAATGGCGATGTTAATATTTCATATTCCGACCGATGGATTAGTTTTGATTATGGCAATACAATTGTTTTTGGTATTTTATCTGAGGGTAAATTTCCTGCCTATTCCGCTTTCATTCCGGAAAATCACCCTATTAAAATTACTGTAGATATTGATAAATTAACCAGGGCAGTATCCCGCGTTTTAATCGTTGCTAATGTAAAAACTGGCCATTGCGTATTCACATTCGAAAACAAACAGTTAATCGTTAAATCAAGCGATAAAACGGTAAATCAGGAGGGAAGCGAAACTATTGATTGCGATTACGATGGAGAAAGTTTTTCAATCGGTTTTATAGGCAGTCAGATCACAAACATCGTTTCAAAATTAGAAACCGATACGGCTACATTTTGGTTAAAGGACGAAAAAACAGTTTGTCTAATTAAAGGCGACGAAACTGATGTAAATCTATTCTTAAACGTTCCTAGTGTAATATAATTATGAGAGCTGATTATAAAAAGTTTCTCGAAAAGAAAAAGCATGTTAGCCAGGATTTCGGAATTAAGCCTTTATTTGTACCTGATAGTCTTTTTGATTATCAGGCGTATTTAACTGAAAAGCTAATAACAAAAGGGCGCGGCGCTGGGTTTATTGATACCGGACTAGGCAAGACATTAATTGAAATAATTACAGCCGTAAACTACGCAAAACACAGCAATAAGCCTGTATTGATTTTAACTCCATTAGCTGTAGCATTTCAGTTTATTAAAGAAGCTGAAAAATTTAATATTGACGATATCAGCTACTCGAAAGACGGCAAATTCAAAACAAAAATTGTTATATGCAATTACGAAAGATTACATTTTTTCAATCCGAACGATTTTGATTGTGTTATTTTAGACGAAAGCTCAATCCTTAAAAACTTTAATGGCGCAATAAAAACACAAATTACGGCATTTTTAAGAAAGGTTAAATACAGATATCTATTCACAGCCACGCCGAGCCCAAATGATTTTATTGAATTAGGCACCAGCTCCGAGGCTTTAGGATATATGGGATATGCGGATATGTTAACCAAGTTCTTCACCAACAATGAAGATACGATATCGCCAATGAATATCGGTACTGAATGGATTTTAAAGGGCCATGCAAAAGATAATTTCTTTGAGTGGGTTTCGGGGTGGAGCTTTTCAATGCGCAAGCCGTCTGATTTAGGTTTTTCTGACGAAAAGCATATTTTACCTGAATTGCTTACAAATTACCATTGTGTAGAAAATAATAAAATGCCTATCGAAAACGGCCAGGAGCTTTTGTTTAATATGCAAAAAGCAAAGCGGTTAACTGAAATAAAAGACGAAAATAGGCAAACTATTGAACGGCGTTGCGAAATGGCTTACGATATCGCATCAAAACACGAAACATCTGTTTACTGGTGTAACTTAAACAACGAGGGCGATTTGCTTCAAAAATTGGATAAAGATGCTTATCAGATAAAAGGAAGTATGGATATCGATAAAAAAGAAGAAATGCTTTTAGCTTTTTTAAATGGCGATATCAAGAAGTTAATTACAAAGCCAAAAATGACGGCTTTCGGGTTGAACTGGCAGCATTGCGGACACACTACGTACTTTCCAACATTCAGCTATGAGCAATATTATCAAGCTATAAGAAGATTTTGGAGGTTTGGTCGTGTCGGATCTGTACAATGTGATTTGGTCTATTCATCGGGCCAACAAAGGGTATTAGACGGTTTATTGGCTAAATCAACAAAAGCAAACGAATTGTTCAGCAAGCTAAACGCAAAAATTAATACAAACTACGAAATAACAAACAAAGAATTTAATCAAGAAATAATAAAGCCAAAATGGTAAAAGATCAATTAATAACAGAAAATTTTGCTATCTATAATTCTGATTGCATGTATGTATTACCAACTTTAGACAAGGAAAGCGTTGATTTGTCGGTATACTCTCCGCCTTTTTTAGGCCTGTATAATTACAGCTCGAGCGATAATGATTTTTCTAATAACGAAAATCGTGAAGACGGACTAAAGCAATACGAATTTTTAGTAAAAGAAATTGCAAGGGTAACTAAGCCAGGAAGAATAACTGCAGTTCATTGTACCGACCTAATGAATAAAGACGGTTCGCAATGGGACTATCCTAACGAAATTCAAAAGATCCACGAGAAGTACGGATTTAAGCGAATGAATAAAATTACAATATGGAAGGAACCTTTGAAAGTCCGTATGCGAACAATGGTAAAATCATTAATGCATAAGCTGATTGTAGAAGACTCTACACAATGCTTTACCGCCATGCCTGATTATGTTTTGGTATTCAAAAAGAAAGGTGAAAACGCGGTTCCGGTTACTCATGAATTTGGACTAAACAGTTATGCCGGAGAAACCCCAATTTTGCCGAATATTATTGATGCATGGAATAATGCAAATGAAACAAATTTTACCCCTACTGAATTATGGGAATATTTGAATGTAAAATTTAAAGGATGGGCGGATCCAAAGTCTAATAAACTAAGCCATTACATTTGGCAGCGTTATGCTTCATCTGTTTGGGACGATATCCGAATTGATAATGTATTGAAGTTTAGAGAAAGTAAGGACGAGGACGACGAGAAGCACGTGCATCCACTTCAATTAGATGTTATAGATAGACTTATTGAGCTATATTCTAATCCTAATGAAGTTGTATTAACCCCTTTTATGGGGGTGGGTAGCGAGGTTTATTCCCCTGTATCGATGGGCCGCAAAGCAATTGGAATCGAATTAAAAGATACCTATTATAAACAAGCTGTTAAAAATCTACAGCACGTAGAAATCAGGTTTCATGAAAACGAATCTATAAAACTATTCTAATGGAACAAACTAAAAACGATAACCTTTCTCTAATTAAATGCCAGTTAGAGAAAGGCAAAAGGATAACTTCAATATCTGTGCTAAAGTCAATTGGAACCACCGAAATACGGCATTATTTAAGCAAACTCCGTAAAGAAGGTTTAGTTATTAAAGATCGTTGGATTGAAAAAGACGGAAAACATTTTAAAGAGTGGTTTTTATAATTGTTTTATATTTTAATTTTTATTAAATTTACTCAATGAAACAATTGAAAATAAGGATTTTAGAATCAGGACTAAAACAGTCTTTCATAGCTTCAAAAATAGGGGTTTCAACGGCTCACTTAAGCATGATGCTAAGTGGAAAAGCCACAATGCCAGAAGATAAAAGAACTGCCATAGTTTCTTTGTTGCCGAAGCAGTTTTCGTAATTTTTTATGTTCAAAATTTTAAATAAAGTTAAAAATGGCAGAAGACAAAAAGGGGGTTCTTGTTTACGCTGATTGGATGGATAAATTCGAGGCGCTTGAAGATGACGAAGCAGGCAGGTTGATAAAGCATTTTTTCAGGTATATAAACGATTTAAATCCTGAGTTTCCAGACAAAATAACTAAGCTTTCATTTCTCGATATTCAGAATACGCTTAAAAGAGATCTTGCAAAATGGGAGGGTAAGAAAGTAGAAAGAAGCGAAAGCGGAATAATTGGAAACCTAAAAAGATGGCATTTAGATTTGTATAATAAATACGTAAATGGAGAAATATCACTAAATGAAGCATTAAATATCGCTGATAGTCGCAAGGAATCGCTAAGCGATAATAGCGAATCGCTAACGTCGCAAACATCGCTGTTAACTGTAAGTGTAACGGATAGTGTTAGTGTAAGTGATAATGTAAAAGTAACTGTTAAAGAAAAAAATACTAAAAGTATAGATGTGCGGAAAAAAGAATTTTCCGCCACGCTATCACCTTTTTTAAGTGAATTTGGAAAAGAGCTTTTAAATGAATTTTACTTTTACTGGATAGAGCCTAATAAATCAAAAACAAAATTAAAATTTGAACTGGAGCGAACCTGGGATGTGAAAAGAAGATTAAATACCTGGGCGAAAAATGATAAAAACTTCAACAAAAAAACAAACAATGGAAATTCAAAAACAGAATCAAGGGCTGAGCTGGCAGAACTCGCCACAAGAATACTTACAGGCAATTAATCCGAGAACGGCTTTAGACATTGTTAACAGCACTAATAAATCTTTTGCTTTGATGTCTAAGGATTATGATACTGAAACCATCGACGGTAGGGATGTTATAATTCAATCGTCGATTAGGCCAAATAAATTAAAAGAGGCTAAAGTAAAATCTTTATTGGTACTGATGATCGTTGAAGCATTGGACTTTTTAAGCGTTGGAAAATCAATGGGCGCAAGTCAAATTAACACAACTGCAGATTTGATTTTAGAAAATATGTCAATATACAAGCCTGATTACTTTGCTTTATGTTTTAAAAATGCTAAGATGGGGGCGTATGGTAAGCAATACGACAGGATGGATGGGCAGATCATTTTCGAGTGGTTAAATCAATTCAATAAAGATTATTGCGCTGAGATTGAGCAAGCAAGAATTAACGAAACAAAACGCTTAAATGCAAAACCTATCGGCATACCAGATCCGGTTACGTCGATCGGAGAACCAAAAGGAGTGCCTATGCCAGAATACTTCAAAGAAACTATTGCTGGCATGGGTAAAAAAGAAGTGGTTTTAAAGCTATATGAGGTAAGCGAAGAACAAAAGCAGATAAATTCTTATGTTAAAGAATTTAACGCCATACACGACGAGCAAGGCTTATCAGATGGCAAAAGATTTATCAATTACGGCGGCAGAATGATAGATGTTGCTGAATACATCCAAATTAGAGTAGAAAACAATTAATCAATCAACATAAACCCAAAATTTAAAATAGTTATGAAAACACATTATGCGCCATCTGGCGAATGGGGATCTACAAGAGTAAATTGCGGTCGTTATTTTACTACCGATGTATCACATACTGGAAATAAATCAAAAGTAGATTGCAAATACTGTCTAAAACTTTTTAAGCCATGCAAGTAGAACATAAAACAGAAAAAGGAACGCTTTGCTTTCAGAAAGTAAAAGATAACAATACGCATTTTGAATTAGCTAAATTAGCAGATTATGATCCTGATGATTATTTATATCTTATAGCCGATGAAAGTTTTACAAAGCTTCCTCCTGGTAAATGGCAACTAATCGGCCTTACAAGCGAGGTTACGGAGGAGCAAGCAAAGATTATGGTTGATGAAAATAATACATTGCATCATTTGGATGGTATTTTTTATCGAGGCGGTATAAGTAGTTTTTCTAATGCGTTAGATGCATTCAAATCACTAATGCAGCATTTGCAGATTAACGAATCAGAAAAATGGGTAGTTTTATTTAAAGAAAATTAAGAAAATGTTTAATATAAGTCAAACAAACATAAAAATGGGGTCTCATACCTCAAATGTTACTTTTAATCAGCCATCATCCGGAATGATGCAGCGATCACACCCAAAAAGTTTTTTTGTTAAATTTTCAGGTGGCTCAAAAATGGAAGACTGGATTTTTAATTATCAAGGAGAAAGCGCAGCTCTTAAAAAGAAAACAAAATATAGCTCAGATAGAAATCCGGATTACGAAAATATATGTGAAGTCGAAGTTTTACAGGTTCTCGTTTTCGGAACTATCGAATACATGGTTGAGCTAGTAAGAAAAGAAGATTTAGTAGATGAAGGAAATTAATAAAATGGAAATAAAATATTGCGCTATAACATGCATCAAGATTGGTAAAGTTTATATTGCTTCTACTGAAATTGAAAAGCCATTTAAGGCAGAAGTCAATATGACAGCTAAAACCGAAGAAACGGCTATTGAAAAGCTAAAGTTATTTTTAAAAGGCGAACCATACAAGCATTTAATATGACCGAAAAAATAACAGCAGAGGAGTTTGTAATCGGGATAGATCCAGACGTAGATAAGTCTGGTTTTGCTTATTGGATCATGGGACAAAAGCTAAGGCTTGAACAATACGATTTGCATGATACGTTTTTTACTCTGATGAATTTGCGAGAAAATTGCTTTGTTCGTCTTGAAGCCGGATGGTTGATAAAAAAAAGAAATTGGAATGGCGGAGGTTTCGCTGGAGCTGGTGATGTGGGTCGAAATCACGAGATAGGCCGGCAAATAGAGAAGTTTTGCAAGCGCTTTAATATCACTTATACCCTCGTTAAGCCATGTGGTTTATCTCAGATAAACCATGCTACTTTCTGCAAAATAACAGGATGGCCCATAAAAGAACTAACCAATCCAGAGAAACGCGTGGCCGGATTGTTGGCGTTTAATAAAAATATTTAAATTGAAGTT